CCACCTGCTGCACTCGTTCCGCCGTGAAGGCGTGAACTCTCCAATGCGTCTACCTTTGCTTTCAAATAGGCCGTCCGGTTAGCCAGATTCTTTGCGGCTTTGTTTGATATTCCTGTTTCTCCACCGATTACTGCGTCGGTTGTTTCAATTCGGTAAACCCCGGCATCGTAAGTAGGGGTTTCGGTTAAGTTTGCCATTTTAAATATTTTTCAGTGGTTAATACTCGATTGTGTCGTCGTGGTTGAATTCCCCGTCATAGTAAGACAGGCCGTCATCCTGGTAGATCACTTCAGTAAGAAAGGATCTGGCATTTTTGTAATAAATGATCAGTTGCCGAATAAGTTCTTTTGTTTCGTCGGTTACCTCATCCGGGTATTGTGTGCTGATTAGTACTCGAAAGGCAGCCCACGCAAAGCCCCCGTGCATAATAGCCCCGTCGTGGTTGTATGCCCCGTCATAGTAAAAAGGGCCATCCCCTATCTGAATACCTTCCTGGATTTCTACATTCGGAAACCCGATGGAGGCTAAAGCCCTTTTAATGGCAAAAGGGGTTCCCCTTTTACGTTTCAATTCTATGGCTGACTTTATCAGGTCTCTTTTCTGCTGTTCAGTGGTTGCCAGGTTCCAGCCTTTGAACCCCTCAACATCAAACTGGGAGGCTAAGAAGGGTAATGCGTCTGCATTAACCACGTCAACCAGGTAGATCATTGCCGGGGACAGGTCAACGTCCCGGAATAGCTGTTCAGCCGTTTTGCTGAATACTTCAAATAGGTTATAATCAGCCATTGTTTTCTGCTGTTACTTCAACGGTAGCTGCGGTCATAAAACCAAACTCATTAAGACCAATAACCAGATTACGGCCTGTCAGGCTTGCACCTACAGGCGGGGTAATGGTCAGGTCAATATCATAAACCCCTTCAACACGGCATATAGCTTCGATCTCTGAAGCTATAATGTCAAGGCCTAACTTGCTGTATTTTGCAATTTTATAGACATCCAGTGCGGCTTCGATAGCGGCAATGATTGTGCTGCTTGGTTCGCTATAGCCTGTTAACCTGGTCACGTCTACGACTAAAGAAAATTCAACTTTGGTAGGTGAAGCAACGATTACCGTATCAGTTAAAGGCCTTACATTGTCCGCTGAAAGGGTTGCAAGAATCAAGTCATTTAATGAAGTGTTCGGAATTTCTCCGTCATCAAGTAAAGCGTAAACGTCAACTTCACCCGGAGCTATTCCCGGATCCTCCGTCGCAGTAATTACCGCAACATCGCATATAAGGGGGGAAACGGTTTTGGTAAAGTAGATATAGGCTTCCCTGGGACCAGCAACGCTAAAGATGGATGAAGCGGTTTTGCTCCGGCTCCTTAACTCTTCGTCTGTTTCACCGTCTACCCCGCTGCCTGTTACGTCGATGTTTTCACAGGTTGAAATATACGGCTGCACGTCCATTATTGTTGAGATTACGCCAATACCGTAATCGTTGCCGATTGTACCGTCTATCTGACAGGTAGCATTTACATCAACGGTATCAATGGCTGAATCGATCAGGGTGTTCTGGTCAACCTCAAAAACCGCTTTTCCGTCGGTGCTGGATACACGGGTCCCGGCTGATAAGGTTATATCGCCGTGCCCGGAAACAAGTGTAAATCGAAGTGTACAGGTTGCCGGTTGAGGTGCGGTGCGTGTTACCCCCAATAAGGCTACAAGGTAGTCGAGGTTTGGAGCTGTGGCATAATCTATAAGCATACTTGCAAAAGCAGCGTTACATCGCTGTATAAGCAGGTACTTGTTATACGCCAGAATAGAAGCTAAAAGATAATCGGGCTGGCCGGGCACCAGTACTTTTTCCGCCAAAGTTTCCCATATCTGTAGGGTGGTGTTTAGCTCGGTATCTGAATTGGCCTCTAAAAGGACAGGTATTGCCATGTCTGTGGATTTTTTGATATTATACTAAATTTCTACCCTGTTTTTCCATTTTCTCTATAAATCTTTCAATCGCCTCCGCTTCGTCCTCGTCTTCCTTTACCAGAATACGGCATTTGAAACAGCCCCTCTGGATCAGGACAAAGCGCCCGCAGGATTCTTTGAAGGCCTGCTTATCGTGTTTGTCCTGTAAATCCTTAATCTTTTCCTGTTCTATCCGCATTTCCTCCGCAGCATCGTACTTATTACCGTGTAGCCTTTTACGGTTTTCCGCTTTTTTTACTAAGTGGTGGATTATGATATCCGGATTCTTGTTTCTCATCTGGATTTGCTTTTTTAGGTTTTATACTTTGCAACAATCGCTTTCACTGCATCGAGTAAAGAATCCTGTGTTTCGGCTTTGCCTGCCAGAACGGATATTATCCGCTCGTCCAGGGTGCTTTTCGCAACAAGGTGATAAATCAAAACAGGGTACTTCTGCCCCTGTCTGTCAAGTCGGGCGTTAGCCTGTTGGTAAAGCTCCAGGGACCAGTTAAGACCGAACCAAACAATTATGTGCCCTCCCTGCTGAAGGTTCAATCCATGCCCTGCACTGGCTGGGTGGGCTAATAATACGCTGATTTTCCCTGCGTTCCAGTCGTTTATCTCTTTTTCGCTGTCCAGCATTTTAGGTTTGTACGCTTTCAGCTTTGAAAGGATCCTTTCGCAGTCGTGTTTGAAGGCATAGAAAACTAAAACCGGTTTACCGTTCGCGGCTTCAACTATTTCAGATAGAGCCTCTATTTTTGCATCGTGGACCTCATGCCAGTTCTTTTGTTCGTCGTATATAGCTCCGTTGGCGAATTGCCGCAATTTAGTTGACAGGGCGGCGGCATTTACCGCGGTGATTTCGCCTTCTTCTGCAAACTGCAATACCTGTTCCTTTTCAAAAGCATCGTACTTAGCCTGGTCTGTAGGAGACAGCAAAACGTCTACGGTTACATCGGTTCGCGGGGGTAGGGTCAAGTAGTCCTTTGCCGACATACTGATACAGATGTCTTTGATTTTGTCATAAATAGACTGCTCACTGTCTTTGCGAAGTTTATAATCGTAAACAACCCCTCCGTTTCGCCTGCCTTCGCTGAAGTACTGGCTGCGATATCCGGTGATTGTTTTCCCTAATCGCTCTCCTTTGTCAAGCAGGTAGAGCTGGGGCCACAGGTCAATTAAACCGTTCGGGGCTGGTGTACCGGTTAAACCGATTACCCTTTTAAGGCGGGGGCGGACCATCCGCAGGGACTTAAACCGCGCTGATTTTGCAGACTTAAAACTACTTAACTCGTCAATGATTACCGTGTCAAAGGGGAATGCAGACTGATACAGGCCTACCAGCCAGGATACATTCTCCCTGTTGATGACATACACATCCGCTTTTTTGCGTAAGGCGGCCTGCCTTTCAGCGGCGGATCCCAGAACCAGTGAGAAGGTTAGGTGCTTTAAATGATCCCACTTCTGGCTTTCAGTTGTCCATGTGTTTTCGGCTACCTTCTTAGGGGCTATTACCAGAACTTTATCGCATTCGCAGTAAATGTTTATTAAATCATTAATCGCTGTAAGGGTTGCAACTGTTTTGCCTAAACCCATGTCGAGGAACAATCCTGAATAGGGGTTATCGATGACATGCTGTGTTGCGTGTGCCTGGTAAGCGTGTGGAGTGTAGATCATATCGAATTTAAGAAGGCTGTTAATTTTTCCTGATTATCAATTACTGCGACTTCGTGCCCTATTTTCTGTAATTTCTTCATTACTGCTATCTGAATGGGGTCTTGTGTTTTGCCTGTGGATTTCAATTCTGCAAACTTTGTCACCCCTCCCGGAAGAATTATAAGGCGGTCTGGCATCCCGTTAAAATAGGGGGCGGCTAGTTTCAGTGCCAGCCCTCCTTTCTTTTTTACTTCCTCCCTGAGTTTTTTCTCAATCGCTTTTTCGGTCATTTTTCTATTTTTAATTTGTAAACGAGATAAACAATGTAAACAAACTTTGTTTACAACTTTTGCCTTAGAGCCACGCGCGTTTCAGCGATTTGTAAACGAAAAAACAAAAAAACGCCTCAACTTTCTATACGCGTGTATATGCGTTTTTCGCGGGCACTTGTACGCTTTTAAATCCTTATATTTCATTATTATTAAGTTAGGGTATTTCTTGTTTACATTGTTTACAAATCGCTGCAAGCCTTATGAGAGTAGCAAAGTTTTGTAAACGAGTTTGTAAACAAAGTGCGTTTTCTCGTTTACATTGTTTACAAATCACTGTCTGAAACCCCTTCCGGGGTAAAAATCAAATTATCGATGCTGGGGGCCTTTTTTCTGACATAATACCTCTGAATTCCGTAAAAATCAAAACGGCTGGTCCCTTTTTTACTCTCTTCCCACCCCTCCAGGGTTCTTAAAATGGTGTGAATGTCCTTAGTAAAAAACCGGCTCATCTCTGACATAGGTCTACCAAAAAGTTCACACCATACCTCCGCGATGCAAACTTTATCCCGGGTAACGGTTCCTTTCTCAGACAAAGGATCTGACAAGAAGCGGCGGCGGTCGTTAACATCCATATAAGACCAGTCAGGGGGTAAAAGGGTGTCCAGGTACTTTATAACCGGACCCGTTCTGTCGTCTGTCTCCCGGTGCTCCTTTTGCTTTGCTCTGGCCATAGCTTCGATATCCTTAGTGAGGTAAAGTTTTTCGCCCGCCCTATACAACTGGACAGCTTCAGCCCAAATCTGCCCTACTTCGGCCTCGGTAAGGTCATCGCTGAAATCCTTTGTAGGCCGGTTAATGAAAGTAGGCACAGGCCAATAGCGGCGATTACCTGTCGGATCCCTTAGAAAGTCCCAATTATTAGTACTTCCAAAGAAAACAACCTGCCGGGGGAAATTCTCAATTCTCCGCCCGTAGGCAACTCTGAAGCGGTCTTCTGTCTTACTTATAAAGTGCTTAGTCTGTTCAACCTCCGCCTTTTTAAGCCCTGCCAGTTCAGCTATTTCCATTATCCAGACGCCTTGTATCTGCTCAAAGGCTTCCTTACCCTGAACGCTGGTAAAGCTCTCGGAAAACCATCGGCGGCCTAGTTTAGTTATGACAGTACTCTTACCTATACCCTCCGCCCCGATAGTGACCAGAATATAATCGAACTTACATCCGGGATTAAATACACGGGCTACCGCAGCGGATAAAGACTTCCGGGTAACAGTGCGGGTATAAATAGAATCTTCAGCCCCCAGATAGTCGATAAACAAGGTTTCAACCCTCTTAACCCCATCCCAGGTAAGGGCGTTCAAGTAATCCCTGACAGGATGGAAGGTGTTACGCTGGAAGGTGATATCTAGAGCATCCCGCACCCGTTGAGCACCGGTAAGGTTGTAAGCCTTTTCAAAATAATGTCTTATGGCTGCATCGTCCGCATCGGTTATAAACCTTTTATCCGGAGTAACTTTTCTCCAGGGAAGGTTACCCCTTGTAATTTCTCTTTGCTCGAAAGCATCAAAAGCAAACTTACCCTTCAGGGCTGAATCATTTGAAAGAACCAGCAGCATATTATCAATAGTGTTGCGGTAATTACCCTTCTTATCGGCGTCCAGTTCTTCCAGCCAGTCCAGGTTATCATCTTCCACTGGTGCCAGCTCTTCAGGATCCAGTCCGGCGAAGTCAGCCCGGCTGCTTTCAAGGCGTTCAATACCTATCATCTTACGCACCTTTGCATCCTTAGCGATGTACTCAGTCATTGCAAG